CAAGACACTCGGACTCAAGCCCAAAGCATTGACCACTTCCAACCCTGAAGCCTGACAACTGAAACAGTGAATCAAAACCTTGCCATCCCGCTCCGTCAGAGTCATTGACGGATTGTTGTCTTTGTGTACAGGACAACAGGCCCAAGTCTTACCGCTTACAACTTTGACTTTATCCAACCTTGGCAAGATGTCACTTAGCACTTCGCGCTTTCCTTATGTTTAGATGAATGATGTGGTTCTTCACAGGCTCGCTGATTTCCTTGACAGGCTGCGGATTGATCTTGTTAGGCCAGACCCCGAACTTTCCTCGGTAAGCCCAAGATGCCCATCCTTGCTTGTAACCCCACTTCCTAGCGTAGAACTGGAACTCACCTAGCCACTTTGCCTTTTCTTCGACAGAGAACTCTTTGTTGGCCTTCTTTAGTTCCTTCAGCTCTTGATCGTCAGTCTTCAAAGTCTCCTTTGGTGGTCGTTGATAACCGCAAGCGCAAGTAATCAAGAAATGCTGAAAACACTGCGGACAAACCGAAGGCGTGATTTCGTCTTTGTCTTTCTTGACTAATGAGCTTTCAGAATACTCCTGAAGCCCATCATGAAGACTGTCAGGAACTATAAATTCAGGAAAGCCGTGGGTCTCGACGTTGCCAGCGTGATCAAGATAAATCGCTTCGTCTTTACCTTCGCACGTTCTCATGATCCGTCCAGCTCGTTGGATGAATGCGATCTTTGACTTGGTAGGAAAGCAATCAATTAACGTGGTGACTTGTGGCGCGTCATACCCTGTGTTTAGAAGCCTAGAACATGAAAGGATCTGAAACTCACCTTGATCATGCGCATCAAAGATCATTGTCCGATCTTCCTGCTCCATATAACCGTCGATATGCTCGGCGGTAAATCCTTCTTCTCGGAACATCTCAACCAGCTTCTTTGAATGCTTAATCGACGGACAAAACGCTATCGTTTGACCTTTGCCAAACTTTCTGAAGTTCTCAACGATATCACCGACCAGCTTCTGGTCTTTCTCAGTGGCATCAGCAAGACTTCTAGGATCGTAATCAACACCACCTGTCGATAGTCGTTTGTTCTTCACGCCCTTCAGATCAGCCCTGTTGCCTCCGAAGTATTTGACAGGACACAAATAACCCTGATCTAACAACTGACTCGGCGTGATCGGAACCACTAGATCGGAGTAATGCCGTCCAAGTCCTTTCGAGTATGGCGTTGCACTCAACCCGATAAAGATGCTTTTGGAATAATCCTCCATCAGCTCAGTCGTCGTCTGGTAATGGGTATGGCACTCATCAACAACCGCAACGTGAAACAGTGGCTTGTATCTTCTCCTAGCGATTGTCTGGATCGACGCTATCTGTATCTGAGCATTCGGATTCGTTCGCCAGTGATCGGACTGGATGACCCCGCAAGATATCCCTGCTCGGTCGAATTCCTCCAGAGCCTGATCGACTAACTTGACCCGATCACAGATCAATATCCCCAGCTTGCCGTTCTTCGCAGTGTTCTTCAGGATCTCCATCGCAACCCTAGTCTTTCCGAATGAGCAAGGCGCTGCTAGAACTAACCTAGAATTACCTTTACGGATCGAATGCTTGAGCATTGTGATAGCTCGGTCTTGATGCGGTCTTAGCATCCCAACTCCCACCGAAGAATTTCAGTCGTGTGCTGTTCACCAATAGCATTTTTGATGCTTTCGTCAAGACACATGATGCCGCCCGTTACAATATAACGAACAACGAATTCTTTGATGGCTTCATTGTCACCCATATCCTCGATGTAGGTCATTGTCACCCATATCCTCGATGTAGGTCTGCATGACTTTCTGATCTATTTCTAACGTGCAATCTACTCTAACTTTCATCGGATCCCCTTGGGCGGCCTAAGCCGCCTCCTGTTCTGCTATAATTTTCAAACATCGCTTGCAGTTAATTGTAAAAACTGATGCGCCTTGCACTTCATAGCCATCCTGATAACTCGGAACGTCTCGACCACAAAGCAAAACCTCACTTCCATCATCTTGCTGCTCCCAACCGTGAACCTTTGACTCTGCGCCAAGTCGATCCTCATACTCGCCTACCCACTTCTGCCAAACTACTGCTTCCATCACTTCCTCCTTTTGAAGCGGCTTACGCCGCCTCGCTTATGTTAAGAGTCTCAAAGCCGCATCCTGCTACTAGGAAAAACTCGCCGTTCATTTCCAAGATGTCACCGATAGATAAGCTGTGCATTCTTGAGTGCTTTTCTACCAGCTCAGGATTTTGCCAAAGGTTTGTGAGGTGATATACCTCGTCCAGATCATTGGAATCTACGGTGGCAACGTGAGCGTAAGCATGAAACCATTTTGCTGCATCGTAGCTGCCATCTTCGACCTTCCAGCTACAACCCTTGTCGGCGTAGGCGGTGATCTTTTCTGAAGCCAACCAACCGTCTTTGTTTAAAAGAGCTTCGTCGGCTTGCGTTAGGTGAAACTGGTAAACTTTAACTGTCATTGTGTTTCCTCGTTTGCGTTGTTGTTGATACCCATTCTAATGATCACAACACCTAAGTCAACACTTTTGTTTACTGTTTACAGGATTATTTTTAGGTGGATTGGAACCAGTCCCAAAATGGGATCAATTGATTCTGCTTCAACCGATATGAAACACCCTTGCCAAGATCAACCAGATTCTCTGGTCTGTAAATCATTTCAGAACTAGCAACTCCGCGAATAGTCAATACTGGGATGGCCCCAGTGACTAGGATGTAAAAATCAGATTCAGACTTTTGGTAGTCTGGGATCAGCAAACTATTTCTGTCTGGGATGCTGCTTTTGACATTGATCTTCATGCCTTTATAGGTCAGATCAAAAGGTGAATATCTCGAATCAAGATCTGGGTAAATGTTTAGTGCTTTTGCAACCGCTAACTCAGCAGTCAAGCCCTGTACCATAATATCAAGATGAGATCGGTCGTCTCGTTTCAGTTCGCGGTATTCGTTCTTCTTAGACAATTCTCGTTTCTGGTTTGCGATATATCGACCAATCCGAACTTCTTCTTCTGTAAGTGTTATTTCCATAGCTTCCTCCAAAGCGTTTATTTTAGGCACAGTCCAGCTTTTTCCCTTTGCAAGCCACAACCATACAGATCGTTAATCTGGTTAGGTCTGATGTGACTACACCCTTCGGTGCGGTACTCATTTGCTTTCGCTTTCCTATCTAGGCGCTACCCTAGACAACCCACTTGGGCCTTTGCGTTTGGGACGTAATTCGGGTCAAGCTGGCAGACCTAAAAAATGATTACGCATTACTGCTATTTGGAAAGGACGCACAGTTTAGCGCCACTGTCCATCATAGGGTTGCGTATCAATTCACATCAGATTGCTTATATGGTAGGATTTAAACCGTGTCGGTTGTGACTCGATTCTTCGCCTTGTTGCAATCGGACATTAAAGGGACTCGCAATCCCGCCGACACATTCACTATATTCTAGTTCTTAGATTCAATCAACCTGTTTAGATACCACTGAGCTTTTAACAGGTCTTCCTTCGCGTTGTTCTTGTACCTGTGCCTGTGTAGGTACTTGATCGTGTTTCCCAAGCAGTACGCCCCAAACTCGTCTCCTAGCTGCTGCTGGATGTAGTCGATGCACTCGATTCCTGTGGCGTTGTAATGCTTTGGTCGGTTTACGGTATCCCATTCTTCAGGTGTCGGATCTTTTCGCATTCTCGTACTCCATGATTCTTCTAATTTGATGCCTAGATATAGGCTTTCCTGCTCGGTTCAAAACACCTTTCTCAGCGTAATGATCTGCAATCCTGTACATGCTCATTCCTGAAGCTCGCATCTTTAAAACGCCTTTAATGACTTTCTGTTCGTACTTGTTCTTGTGAACTTTCCCATCCTCAGCGTACCAGTATCCGAATCTAGCCTTGCCGCCAATGCAAAGACCTTTAGCCCTACGTTTCCTGAGACCTTCCTTGACTAAAGCTGAAGTCGTTAGATTCGCGCTGTGGACTTTAGAATGACACGGAGCGCATAGATCAACCGTCTTCGTACCTCCCAAGACTCGCGGAACGACATGATGCGCGTGATCTGCTGTGATTCCGCATTCAAAGCAAACGTGATCTTTGGTCTTTAATTTGGGCATTAAACTCAGCAATCATGTCACGGTAATCTCGTGCATAGAGTTTAATGGGTTTATTGGAGTCTGCAAGCATCTGATCAACCTGAGATTTTCCGAATTTGTCAATCATAAACATTGTATAATTCTGAGCTGCGACCCCGTGTTTCATTCCAAATAGGTTACACCCGACACATTGCGGCCAGACGTTTCTTTTATCTAATGAGAAATAACTACTTTTACCTTTAGGCAACCAGTGACCACCGTGAACCTCGGTGTAGTGTTTAACGACCCCGCACGTCACACACTCGCAATAGCCGTTGTCGTCTGCTTCCTCCAATCGTCGGAGTAGCTGAAATGCCTTTAACGTCTTAGCCCTGAGCGTCTCTGCCACGCATAAACTCGCTATCTTGTGGGTTGGCTAATTGTACCCCTTTATCTAAGCCCCAATGGAAAACCTTTTCCATGAAGTCGTGCATTTCGCCTTTAGAAAGACTAGACGTTGATCGGAGTTGGTTCTCAATAACCGTACTGCCAACATGGATATCTTCAGTCCCAAGGAACTCGTTCTTCATCAACTTCTTG